CGGCCATTCTTTGATGAAGTGTTTGAGGCCGCGTTTGCCGAACCGTGGATTGAGCACATTGAACAGGCGCACGCCGGCGCCGTAGATACGCAGGATCGTACCGACTTTTGGTTGGCGATTCATGGTTTGGCCAGGCCGACAAATTGGCGGACGCTTTCGCGGTAGTAACGGTGTTCGCGGCGCAGGCGCATGCTTCGGATCGTTCCCATCTCGGCCAGCACGCGCAATTCGCGCGGCGAGAGGCCGGTCAATTCCAGGACGACGGCGCGGCGGAGCAGGAGCGGCAGCGTTTCGAATTCTTTGATCGTCATCTGCCTTTTTTGCCCGCCCTGGGCTTGGTTTTGGGCACTGCCTGGACTTTGGCCAGCCTGGCGAGGTTGACGCCGGCCAGCTTGCAAACGCGCTGGTAGCGTGGCGCCAGGCCGCCATTCCAGCCACTGGTCCACTTGGCGGCGAGCAGGTTTTCGAGCACGTACCCGATCAGTTCGCCAGGCGCGCTCACCTGCTTGAGCCATTTTGCCAGCTTGGAGCGGGACTGATTGACCGAATCACTGAGCCCGCGCCGTTTGGCGACGAAATCGTCAACGTCGATGCTCATTTCCTCGTCGATCTGCTCGGCCAGGAGTTTCCACACCGCCGCGTGGTGTCGGTGTTTGCCATCAATCACCGCCGGCGTGAGCGCCTCGATGATCAAGGGCGCCGCCCGCAGCGCGATCGCGAGATTCTCTTTTTTCTTTTTCGCCTTCGCCCGCTCCTGCGCGCCATACCTGGAACCAGAGGCGCTCTGTTGCTTGGGTTTGAGGCCGCGCGCCTTGAGCGCCTTCATGGCCTGGTCGCGCGGGAGCAATTGGCGCAGACCGCCCTGCCGATCCACCGCCAACACCGGCTCCGGCGCCAGTTTGCCCAGGGTTTCTTTCCAGGTTTTGTCCCACGCGTACCCCAGCGCCTCGCAACGATCGTCCGGCTCGACGTACTCTTTGGTTTGCAGCGAGTCGCCGTACTTGTTGAATAATTTCTCCGCCTCCTTTTGGGGGATCACCGTTTTGCCCTGCTCGGCTGCCGTGGCCAGTTTGCGCGCGGTGTGGGCCTCGCGTTTTCTCGCAAAGCAGGCGGGATCGGTGCAGGTATCCTTCTCGGACACGTCATGGAAGAGGTCCGGTTGATTGCCGCTGCGCTTGGGACAGGTCGAACAGGGTCCGGCCTCCGGCAACAGCGCGGCATCGCGCGTATCGAAGGTCGCATCCTTCAAACGGAGCATGAATTGACCGTGGATATAATCCCGCGCGCGCGCGTCGGTCAGCGCGGACCTGTAACTGGTGGCCGCACAGTCCTCGACGGCCTTTTTCTGGTCTTTCTGTTCACTGATCCGGGCGATCATCATCGCCACCACGGTGGAGAGAAGGCCGGCAGCCAGCGCTTTTTTGCCCGGTTCACACAGTTCGTTGAGTTTGAGCCGGCCATACACGTGCGGCTTGCTTTTGCCGATGCGCGCGGCGATTTCCTCGACGGAAAACTTGAATTCCTCCTTCATCCGCGCGAGTCCCTCGGCTTCCTCCAGCGGAGTGAGGTCGTCGCGCTGCAAATTTTCGATGATCTGCATCTCCATGACCTGCCGATCGTCCAATTCGCGCACGATCACCGGCACGGCGGTCAGCCTGGCTTCGAGCGCGGCCCGCCAGCGCCTTTCCCCGGCGACAATCTGGTGGGTTTTGCCCGAGAGTTCCGCGGCGAGCGTCTCGGCCTGGCGTTTGTCCAGGCCGGTGCGCAGATACATGGCCGAGTTTTCGCCGAGCTCGCCTTTGACGACGGACCAGGCGCCGCGTTCGCGCTCGCCGCGCACCGTGACGGCGTGCGCGGTGCGCACGGGTCCCTCGGGCATCACGCGGACAATGAGCGGCTGCAACACGCCCATGCTTTTGATCGATTCGGTGAGCTCCGCGAGCCGTTTGGGATCGCAATGCTTGCGCGGATTGGTGGGACTGGAGTCCAGTTTGTTGGGGTCGAGTTGTTCGATGGTCGTTTTCATGGCCTTTCTAACGGGTTAATGGTTGTCGTTTGTGGTTTGTGATTGAAGATGTTTAGCCGTAACTGCCCCCTCCGGTGGCTTCCAGGGCGCCTTCGCCGACGTACTGGAGATTGCCGGCGGCCATCATGCCGACGCAATCGACCGGGTCTTTGGAGGCGCCTTTCTGGCCGTCGCGCCCGGTCCAGTTTTGCAGGCACCAGATGGTGTTGCGGCAGCGCCGGTGAATGTAGAGCCGGGGTTCATTGAGCAGGGGTTCCAGGGGTTTGTCCTGGTCCCAGGCCAGGAGATCGTTGATCGCGCTGATCTTTTCCTCGATCTCGATGCCGCTGCCGGGCAGGAACGTCATCGGCGCGGCGATCACGTTGCCTTGCCGGTCGTATTGCTCCTCATCCATCCGGTCCAGGAGACACGTCCCGCCTTTTTCGGCCTGCGTCTGCGCCCTGCCCGCGCGCGGATCCATGATGCGTTCGATTATCCGTTCGAACTCGCGCACTTCGCCCTCGCTCAACTTCACGGGAGCCGGCAGCCGTTCCTGCATGAGGATCTCGCGCTTGTACTCGAAAATCCCGAAGCCCAGTCCGCGCTGCGCCGGGCCGGGCACGCCATCGTACGCGCGGCCGTGGCTGCCATCCTGGTCCAGCGTGGCCCATTCCCCGTAGCGGGCGGCATCCGGCCATTCGCGATAGATGAAATGTCGGCCGAACGCATCGACCCGCACCCAGATCAGGAACCAATTGCGCCCGCCGGCCGGATCGGCGATCAGGTAATTGCTGCCCTCTGCGGGGACCTCGTCCACCAGGTTGTGCGCGCCCAGGAGCGGGAAGACGTCGCCGAAGGTTTTTTGCGCAAACCCGTACGCGCGGATCATGACGTAGCCCTTGTCCTTGCCGCTGCACTCGTTGACCAGCTCCGGATAATTTCCGAAGGCGTTCATGATGGAATGGAAGAAGATCACCTGCCACTGCGGGTTGATCGGTTCCATCACGTACGGCATCTGGCCGGCCGGTCCTTGCGGGAGGTTCACCGTGCCCGCGAGCAGCTCCGCCGGGCGCCATTCAGTGACGCGCGCGCCCTCGCAGATTTGTTTGACGACCAGGCTGTAACCCTGAATGGGCGTGAAGGTCAGGAGCATTTCCCCGCCGCGCGTGACCAGGCGAAAGCCCAGCGTGTCGACCCAGGCCCAGGGCACCAGCTCGTCACACCAGACAAAATCCAACTCCCAGCCTTCCAGGACTTCGATGTCCTGCGAGTAATTCAGAAACCAGCATTGTGATCCGTTGGGCGCGATGAAGGTGTTCTCCGTGAAGCCGCCCTTGCGCGAATACTTCATGTTGGTCACCGCGCCCTTGGGCGTGGCCGCCCATTCCGGCGGCAGATAGCTGTGAACCGGGCGCTGTTGCAAGGCGATGGAGTTGGGGCCGGTGGTTTGCAGACACATCACGCGGGCCTCCGGTTTTTTGTCCATCACTTCCACCGTGCGCCGTGCGCCATAGCTTGTTTTGGAGGACCGATTGCCGCCCAGGGCCAGCAGCCGTTTGGATTTCTCATAACACTGATCGGCCCGCTTCCAGTGCGGCGGATAGACTCCCCAGTGATACGGGTCGATGCGTTCGAGCTTGATCAACTCCTCACGCTCGCGCAGCCAGTCGCGGAACGCGTCCGGACCGCCGAGCCGGGCCATCAACACACGCGCGGCCTCGGCCGTTTCCGGGAGCTTGAGCACCGGATGGCGGGTGGGCGTGAATCCCTGGAAGACGTCGTCAGGCATCGGGGTGGAGGGCGCACGTCAGTTCGTAGCCCATTTTGCGGAGCGTGGCTTCCAGCCGATCCAGATTTTCCTGGAAACAGCTTACCGGCTTGCCGTGGGTATGGCCCAACACCCAGCACAGGGCATCGGTGGCCGCGGCCAGCTTCTCCAGATCCTCCTGTTTAATCACGGCGGGCACTTCGCCCAGCAGGATGCCCAGGGCCAGATCATGGGCGCGTTGGATCTCCGTCAGCGTTTTCATTCTTCCACCTCCTCAGCAGTGTCCGGCAATTCGGGTTCGTTCTCGTACAAATTTTCGAAGCCCATGAACTTTTTGTGGTAGACCAGGCGGCAATCGCCCGTGGGTCCGTTGCGTTGTTTGGCGACGAGCAAATTGACGAGCCGGCAATTGTCGCTCCAGTCCTGGCTGCGCTCGGCCTGTTTTTTGGCGTCCGCATCTTTCAACCTGGGTTCATAGAGGATCGCCACCACGTCCGCGTCCTGCTCGATGGCTCCGCTCTCGCGCAGGTCGGCGAGTTGGGGTTTGCGGCGGCCGCCCCGCTCGATCTCGCGATTGAGCTGCGCCAGCACGATCACGGGGATTTTGAGCTCCTTGGCCAGGCCCTTGAGCCCGGCGGAAATTTCCGAAACCTCCTGCTCGCGGTTCTGGTAATACCGGCTGCCGCGCAGGAGCTGGAGATAATCGACGCACAGGCAGCGGATGCCGTGGCGGCGGTGCATGCGGCGCGCGCGCGCGCGCAGTTGCAGCACGTTCAGGCCGGCGGTTTCGTCCAGGTACAGGGGCGCGCCGGCGATCGGCGCCGCGTGGCTGGCCAGCTCGGGAATATCGAGGTTCTTCAGGTACCCGGAACGGAAGCGCTGGAAGTCGGCGCGCGCGCGTTGAAAGAGCAGCCGGGCCACCAACTGCTGGGCGCTCATCTCCAGCGTGAACATGCCGCAGGGGATTTTTTTTGTTACCGCCAGGTGCGAGAGGATCTGGAGTCCGAACGAGGTTTTCCCCAGCCCCGGCCGGCCGGCGATGACGATCATTTCGCCCGGGGACATGCCCAGGAGCATCTTGTCGAGGTATTCGAAGCCGGTCGACAACCCCAGCATTTGCGCGGTGCCCCGGTGATAGTCCTCGATGCGCTCCACGACTTCAGCCAGCACGGTGCGCAGATCGCAGTTGCCGGCCTGGAGGCGTTCCTCATTGACGGCGAGCAGCTCGCGCTCGACCTGGTCGCACAGAGCATCGAGGTCGCGGGTGCCTTCCTGGAGGAGCTGCTGGTTGTGAACGCAGACCTTGATCAGCCGCCGGCGCAGGCAACATTCGCGCACGATGCCGGCGTAGTAGGTGATGTTCATCGCCGAGGGGACTCCGTCAGGCAGGCCGTTGACATAGCCCCAGCCGCCGGCGTCGTCGATCTGGCCGTCCGCCCGCAGATGTTCGCAGAGCGTCAGTGGATCCACCGGCTTGTTATTTTCGAACATCCCCAGGATCGCGCGGTAGATGATCTGGTGACGGGTATCGTAAAACACGTCCGCGGTCCGTAGTTGAGTGACGCATTCACCCAGGGCGTCGGCATCCAGGACGCAACAGCCCAGGGCGCCGCGCTCCGATTCGTCGGAATGGGGCGGGAGCTGTTCCTGGGGGTCGTTTTTGCGGCCGCGCCGGCGCGGCCGATCGGGCATAATTGAGTCGATCATTTGCTGGGTCCTCCGAGCGCCAATTCGCGGCGCAATTTTTTGGCTTCCTCAAACATCACTTGAAAATCTTTGCGTTCCTCCGCCGACGGGACCTCCGAATAATCCGACTGCGGCGAGCCCGGATGATCGCGCAAGAGCTTCTCCAGGGCCTCGAGCCTGGTCTTTTGCTCAAACACGGTGGTCGCGCGCGGGGTGCCATTGGCCTTGGCGGGCGTGCGGCGGTACTCGCTCATCGCGAACTTTTTGAGCCACCAGCGCGCATTGCGCACCGGGGTATTGCCGGTCATCCAGCCCAGCGCCTGGTTGTGGGCGTAAAACTTTCGACAGACCGGCTCTTCGATCCCGTCCATTTTTCCCCACTCCACAACTTCCACCTCACTAGGCCACGTATTGGGTTGTGGTTCTATATATGGGGATGGGGATGGGGAGTTGACTTTATGTTCAACATGAGGGTCAACCAACTGGCAACCGGCCGGTTGAACGTTAGTTGAACTACCGTTGAACGTTAGTTGATTCTGGGATTGATTGGCTGCCAGGGACTTCCGGCGATTGGCCGCGCTGGCCTGGCCGGCCTTCTGACACTTCTTGCGCCACTCGACCTGCCGCTCCCGTTCGCGCTCCAGCAAAGGGTCGGTCAGGAAGCCGGGCTTGCGAGGGTGCTTTTTGAACAAGCGTTGAACGTTAGTTGAACTACCGTTGAACCAGGCTTCCCCCAGGCGGGAGAGGATC